GCTACAGTTCGCAATGCTACTCAGGCGAATGGTTGGTTTGCGGTGAACTATGGCTTGAGCAGCAACAACTATGCAATTAGTGGTGGCTTCCGTCTGACCAGAAGTTGCTGCGCCTTCGATACAACAGCTATTGGTGTGGACGCTACAGTGGATACTGTTACCATTCACTCGTGCCAGTTGCTTACTGCCTGGGACTATGCCAAATACGATGCAGACATGCACGTCGTCCGAGGAACCTTTGTAGCCACCGACGTGCAGACTTTAAACTTCTTCAATGACTTCACTATCGGGTCATACTACGGAGACATTGCTGACTTTGCTCGTGATAGCGGCGCTGGGGCGTTAGTCCATGGCGATCTAAACGTAGCTGCTGTCGAGAAGGCTGCGTGGACACGCTTATTCTTTCTCAACGAGCGAGATTACCATAATCTGCAGATTGGAAGCAACGATCTGTGGATGTGCTCGATGGCTTCTCCATCACTCACTATTGATGAAACTTATCCTACTAAAGTTTATTTGGAGATAGCTGGTAACTTTGAGGGTGGTAGTAGCAGTGTGACAGACCCGAACCACTTATGGTCCTTTAGAGGCACCTCTCGTCGCCATCGGATCAGACGTTAATGCCGAAAGTTTTTGACGCTTCTGAGAACCAAGCACAGGCTGATTTCCTGCTGAGCCAAGCTCGTGTTGTAGGTTATATTGGCGGCGTTGGAAGTGGAAAAACAGCGGGAGGTGCTGTAAAAGCAGTAAGGAAAATACAGGACAAGGAAGACGGCATTATCGTTGCACCGGACTTCCCACAGTTTGCCAAGTCGACATGGCCTGAGTTTCTAAAGTGGGCTCCCATGGGCCGCTGTACCAATGCCAACCTGGATCATCCCTACACACAGAAGAAGTTCCTTACTTTCAACATCAGTGGCAAGGAAGTTATCGTCTACTACGGTGGTATTGAGGACGAAAGGAGTTGGGCAGGTCCCAACGTCAATTGGTGCTGGTTTGACGAAGGTGGTCGCAAGCAAACCCGCGATGCTTTCAACATCCTGCTAGGTCGTATTCGTATCGGGCAGAACCCGCAGTTGTGGGTGACAACGACGCCGAACGGTATCAGTCACTGGCTATACGACGTGTTCTATCGCAAGCTGTTTGATGATAAAGCGCTGACTCTCCTTCGTGAGTTAGGCTATAAGGGACCGGTTGTTGAATACTTCCATGGTAGGACGGAGGACAACAAGAAGAATCTCGATCCATTCTACTATGCCGCACAGAGCGGTCTATACTCGGGCAAACTACGTGAGCAGGAGCTTGAGGGTGCCTTCGTTACATTGGAAGGCGCTGTGTGGGACATGTTCGATCCTACACCTGGAGGTCCCAACGTCTCTCAGCAGGCGGAGTATAGGGGAGGAGTGCCAATTGAGTGGTGGGTGGATGATGGCTTTACAGAAGGCCACCCTCGTGTTATTCTAATGGCACAGGTAATTCCACCTAATCTGCACGTGTTTGATGAGTATGTCGTAGTTGGTGAGCTGGCAGAGGTCTCAATCAAGCGGGCGTTGGAGAAGTGTCCAGCGCACCCAACTATTGCCTACGTAGACTCTAGCGCCGCAGAACTGCGCTCTCGTCTGTGGCAGATGGACATCGACACAGTATCTGCCACGCACGATGTAGTCGAGGGTATCAAGCGCACAGCATCTTGGATACAGAACGGTAAGGGCGAAGCGCATCTGATCTTCCATCCGCGCTGTGAGTTCTCTTTGAGAGAGCTACCTGCGTACTCGCGGAGCCCTAAGACACAGCAGGCGCTGAAGAAAGAGGACAATGCATCCGATGCGATGCGCTACGGTGTATGGCCCAAAGATCGTGAAGAGATTTGGGGAGAGAAAACTCCTGGGGAACCGCTTCGGTTTTTCGACACGGCCCATCAGATCGTAACTGTAGAGCAGGAGCGGGAAGAGGTGTATGCAGAGAGTATCGACGTTCCACGGGCGATGCCCAACATTGCTGCTCAATACCTGCGTATGTGGGGAAATCCTAGCATCGGCAGGCGGCACCGTTAGCGGAGTAGCTTGATGGCAATTATTGATCCCGAAAAACTACTATCCATCAGTGTACAGAATCCACAGCCTGAGATTATGTCACAGATGATCTCAGAAAATCCTATTGTAATGTACTTTGCTTCTGTGGCTGACACGGTTCCCGCTTGGCCAAGCAAGGCAAGAGACCTCAAGCTTAGGCAGTTGTGGAAGGAAGAGCCTATGCTGGCGGGGGCCGTATTCTCAATGTGCGCCAAGCTGTGCGCGCTCGATTACAAGATGACGGGTCCTGCTCGCTCTGTGAACTATTCCAACACAATCTTGCAGTCTGCAGACCTGGGAAGCGGATGGGTCTACTTCCTTATGAAGATGATGCAGGACATCTTCACCACGGACAATGGCGGCTTTATGGAACTGGGGCGGCGGCCTGGAGCATCGAGCACTAGTATACCCGCAGCTATTGGGCATCTTGATTCAGCTCGCTGCCGTCATACCGGAAATCCTTTGATACCGGTCCAATACGAGGATCAGCGTGGTACTGTACATGATCTGCCCTGGTTCAGCGTGCGGCCTATCGCGGACATGCCTACGCCGCAGCAGGAGTTGCGAGGTTGGGGCTACTGCGCCGTCTCTCGCGTTCTGCGAGCTGCACAGATTCTCCGTGACATTGGGGTCTACAAGCGGCAGAAACTTTCTGGCAAGCGCGTCCCTGGTATGCTGTTCGTGCAGGGCATTCGCCGTGGTATCGTCAAGGAGGCCATCACGAACGCGATGGTTCAGGAGCAGGAGCAGGAAGGACGCTCGCTTTATACAGGCCCTGTGATCCTTTCCTCGAACGACGCAGGCATGCCTGTAGATGCCAAACTGATCGAACTAGCAGGGCTGCCTGATGGCTACGATGAGGACACAACCTTTAAGTGGTACATTTCAGCCCTGGCCTTGGGCTTTGGCACGCACTACAGCGAGTTCGCTCCACTTCCTGGTGGGAACCTGGGCACGGCATCGCAGGTTGAGCAGATGTCAGACAGCGCTCGTGGTAAGGGGCCTGGACTCATTGTCCAGTTGTTTGAGTACAACCTGAACTACTTTGTGCTGCCGGAGACAGTTACGTTCCAGTTTACGTCGACCGAGTCGGGGGCTGAGAGAATCCGAGTAGAACTCGCCCATGCTCGTGCGCGAGAGCGGGCGCTGCGGGTAAACTCAGGCGAGATCACGCCGCAGCAAGCACTGCAGATAGCTGTGTCTGCAGGCGATGCCCCCGAGAGTTTCCTGGATACAGTGGGTGAGATGAACGAACCAGGGACGGAAGTAGTAGAACGTATCGTGCGCAGCACTGCTGACCTACGGCAGTCGTTTGATGCTGTGCAGGCGCTGATCGCTCGGAGGAAACTCTAGATGACACTTCATCAGAGCGGTGATAACGTTGTCTTCACTCGTAGCACTTCTGAAGCCAGCGGTAGTTTTGTGTGTATGGGCAATTTGCCTTTTGGTACGCAACTGGCTGGCAGGACGATTTTGCCTAGGATGATCGTACCGGACGCAGTTCGCCAGGAGATACTACGTGAGCTGGCAGCAATAGCACAAGAGGCTGTGGACCTTTATAAGAAGACAACAGCAGGATGGTCCTTTCAACCACAGTTTGCTTCTAAACTTGGTTTGCAGAGTCAGCCTGCAGGTTCTCAGAGTGCATCTGTGAGTAACGATGTACGCATTACCGTGGGTGTAGTCGAGAATGGCGAACAAGTCGCAGACAAGGGGTATACTACGGCAGAGATATACACCTTTGTAGATCAAGGGGTAGCTCCTCATGTCATTGAGGCCAGAACTAAACCCATGATGATGTTCTTGCCAGAATATCGTGCTCGTACGACACCGCACGTGCTAAGCTCAGGGGAGTCAGAACGTGGAGGAGACCTAGTAGGGGCACGGTCTGTGTATCAGGGTATAGAAGCTCGGCATTTTAGTGACGATATTGCTGACATCATGCAAGAAGAGATCAACAAGCGGATTCCTGATGCGATTCAGCGCGGTTTGAACAAGGCGATTGTGCAGTAGGTGGAGGTAAAAGCAATGGGGTACGACACAGTAAGTGTACTTAGGGCACTGGGAGCTTCTCAGCAGTGGAAGCTCAGTGGCTTCCCTACGACCATCGCGGAGAAGGAGATGAGCGTCCTATGCATAGAGTTCCCCGACGGCTCGCTTTCTTCGCTGATCGTCCCAGAGAAGCAGCTTGACTTGCCAAGGTTTGAGGGAGACTGGTCAGTAGAATCTCTACTTCAGTCGATCCATACAGCCATTAGCAAGGAGAGCACGGATGGTGGAGACCAAGCGCCGAGCGCCACGAAGAAAGAGACAGATCAGTCGGGGCCTGTGCAGAATGTGGAAACAAAGGAAGCAGAGCCAGAAGGACTGACTCTTAAGGATGTATGGACTGCTGCCTACATCAACAATTTAAGTGATTCCGCGTTTTTCTACATTGAGCCAGGGGGAGAGAAGGATGGCGAGGGTAAGACAACGCCTCGCAGCCTCCGACATCTGCCCTATCGTGATGCCAATGGCAAGGTCGATCCAGCACACGTGCGGAACGCAATTGCGCGAGCTCCGCAGACTAAAGACAAGACTGGCAAGCCACTCTCTAGGGACCTTGTAGCTCGCATCCAAGCCCGAGCAAGAAAGCTCCTGGGTTCTGCCGGCAAGGGTGCGACGATGCCCAACGAAGCTGGTGAGGGCTATTGCGTCTGCAATGAGTGTGGGTACAGGGCAGAGCGCTCTTCGGGAGTGCCCTGTGAAGATAAGACCTGTCCCGTGTGTTCTACGCCACTGAGTTCAGAGACAAAGGAGGACTATGAAAAGAGCCACCGACCGGAAGTCCGTTCTGCTGTACTGAAGTTTTGGGATCGGGTTGCGAAACTAGGATCGCGACTTTGGTCCAAAGATGACTGGACTACCATTGCGAAGCATCTAATGGAAGACAGTCAGCATTCGGCCTTCTTTACAGTCAAGGACTCGCTAACGGGGCGCGGTCGCTGGGTGAGCATCTCGTCTACGGCCTTCTTGGACAAAGACTCTGACATCGTTCCACAACGAGCTTTGGAGAAGGCTGTCAATGGAGCCGTCGGTACAGATCGAGGTCCCCTGCGTTTTTGGCACGAGACAGGGGTTGACCTTGGAAGGTGTGACTTCCAACTGTGCGAAGGCTTGTGCCTTGTTGAGTCTGGCCTGTGGAACGACGACGAGATTGCCCGAGAAGCTGAGAAGTCTACAGCAGAGCATCCTGGGGCTTGGCAGACGAGCATTGCTTTTCTGTACAATCCGACTACGCTTGAGAAGGATGTTGTTGTCAATAATCATCTTGTCAAGCATATCTACAATGACATTGTGATTGTTGAACGCTCCTTGTTGCCCTCGGCGTGGTCCTCAAACTGGTTCTCTGCATTCGACTCTAAGACACGTGGAGAAATAGAAATGGATCAAAGGAAGATTGATGCTCTTGCACAGCTGGTCGGACCAGATCGCGCACGGAAGGTGGCTGCCGCAGTCGATCAACTCAATGCGCAGAAGGAAACTGACGGGGCTGTCTACAAGAGCGCGGATGGTACTCTCCCTGGTCAGGTTGAAGCAATCGCTGAAAGCCTCCAGGCAACTGATCCCTCGTCCGCTGACGTCCTACTTGAGGCTGTTAAGGCCCTGACTACTTCTTCGGGACCGTCTGTCAAGGCAGACCCTGATGCAGCGCTGAAGAGTACTGTAGCAGACTTCCTTGCAGACCTGCCCGAGAGTAACCTGAAGGCGCTTCTGATGTCTGCGATGGAGACCACGCAGGACATTACAAGCGACGACAAGACGACGCTCAAGAGCGAGGGCACTCCAGAGGTTGTCACAGAGCCTGTTGTGGCTACTGCTGACGACCCCGTAGCCGCAGCTGCGACCACAGACAAGGATACTACTATTCTTCAACTTCTTGCAGATATGAAGGAGAAGATGAGCGTTATTGAGTCTGATGTCGCTCTAATCAAGTCCGCGAATACTACTCGTAGCGGGCTTATTCCGAATGCGATCTTTGCGTCTCAGCAGCCTCAGACCGCTAATCCTGCAGCAGAGTCCGTGGTTAAGGATGCAGGTGGTACGCCTGGGGATGACACTCTGAAAAGTATGTCTGAGCAACTACAACGAGCGCTATTCCAAGTCAATGGAGGCATCAGCAATGGATAAGGAAACCCAAGACATCCTTCAGGGAGTCTTGAAGAACCTGGAACTTCTGTCTGCGCAGAATGCTGTGCAGAAAACGATCAGCGGTACACCTGATGCTCAAAGCATCTTTGGCGTCGGGGGTATCTTCTCGAACTTCGGGTTGGACAGCGCAGTCATCAACCTGTCGCTGTCGCCGAGGGGCATGAGCCGCGTGCTGCCTGCCTATGGTACGATCTACACCAACCCCATCTATCCCTACATCACGGGATTCGAGTCCGATGATGCAGCTGAGGTGAACGGTGTATGCGATGACGCCCCTGGCGGGGCTATCGAGGTCGGCCATCAGACAGCGGCGTTCGGTCGTATCGCTCGTGCGTCACAGGAGATGGAAGTCAACACCTTGATGCAGGTTCTGAATGGGCATCTGACCACGGATTTGCGCGTTCTGGGCAGCATCTTGGGTGAAGGACACCAGCTTCTGACGCAGCAGGCTAACCAGTCAGGGGACTGGATTCGGAGCATGGTCAAGACGCAGATGGTCATCGTCGGCGTCCTGTTCCAGCGCAAACTCTCTCCCATGCTCTTTACTGGGGACCCTGCGAACAACTCCGCTGGTGGGGGCTACAAGGAGTTTCCTGGTCTTGATATACTGATCTCCACAGGCAAGGTTGACGCCATTAGTGGTGTGACCATGCCCGCGTTGGATTCAGATGTTAAAGACTTTGGCTACAACGACATTGATAGCGCCGACCCCACCATTCTGCAATACGTTTCGATGATGCACTACTACCTCGGCCACGTCGCCGACCGTACAGGGCTTAGCCCTGTAGAGTGGGTGCTCGCCATGAGGCCGCAGTTGTTCTTCGAGCTCACGGCAATCTGGCCATGTCAGTATCTGACCAACCGTTGTGCGAATAGCGCTGGTACTAACGTAGCGGTTATGAACGATCAAACTAACGTTGACATGCGCGACCAAATGCGCAACGGTAGCTTCCTGTGGGTCAACGGCGTACAGGTTCCTGTGGTGACGGATGATGGGATTTGGGAGGACTCTGTTACAACAGATGGTCATCTGAACCCTGGTGAGTTCTCCTCGGACATCTACTTCATCCCGATTCGCTTCCAGGGCGCTGTGCCTGCGATCTACTGGGAGTACCTCGACTACACCCAGGCGATGGCAGAAGTCGCTAACCTTGAGGGCAAGCAGTTTTGGGCTACTGACAACGGTCGCTACATGTGGACCATGCAGCAGCTGAACTACTGCTTTAAGATTCAAGGTAAGATCGAGCCACGTGTCATTCTTAGGACGCCTCAGCTGGCTGGTCGCATTCAGAACGTTAAGTACAGCCCGCTGCAGCATCTGAGGGACTGGAACGAGGATTCCTTCTACTTCAAGAAGGGTGGTAAGGAAGAGTACAGTACTCCTCCTACCTACTACTCGGACTGGAACCGGCCTCAGTAGTGTAATCTGTACGGCGGGGCGCGGGGACCTACCCGCGCCCCACGCAAAATGGAGGGCCTGGATGGAGATACTGCTTCCGACCTATGACAAGTATAACTTTCTGATCCCAGCAAACATTGCTTGTCTACGGGACTACTGGCCTGAAAATCGTGATCGAATCGTTGTCATTAACGGCGGTAAGAAGCAGATTCAGTTATCGGATGATCAGGGTATTCAGATCATCTACACAGGGGAGGACCATAACTACGGGTCTAACCTGATAGCGGCGATTGATGCAGCTATCAAGTCTGAGCACATTCTTATTTGGCTGGACGACTACATGCTCTACCGAGTCCAGCACGATGTGGTCAATGCAGCGCAGAAACTGGTTGAGCGGCCTGAAATCGACAGTGTAAGACTGTCCAAACTATATACACCAGACTGGACAGTCTATGAAGAGGACGATAGATTCTGCTACATCGACAAGAACGCCCAGTATAGCTTCTCGCAACAGGCGGCCTTTTGGACCACTGCGGCCTTCCGCCGTAACCTACGTGAGGGCGAGAATCCTTGGGAGACAGAGCTGAACGGCTCGGGAAGGATCGAACACCACACGACGGACATGGGTATTCTACTGGGGGTGAGGCAGCCAGCGTTGGATTACCACAACGTGCTGAACAAGAACGTATTCGATGTCAATGCTGCCAAGTGGCTCTTCCAACGTGCCAGCTGGGGCAATCACCATGAGAACTGATGCCTTTCTTGCAACAACAGGTCGGCTAACTTTTGAGGAGCGAAGAGCGCTACGAGACCTAGCTCTTGAAGTAAGGGTCCTGCCGCGTCGATTCACTCCTCTCTTTGTATCAGTAGGTGTTGATACACACGAAGTAGCGACGGCGCTTAGTTGTGGATGTCCCGAGGCCAGTGTACTTGAGTTTTCGGGCGGGGTTCCATTTACGACAACGTGGAATACGTCAATAGGTATGTCCTGTGTCCCGCCTGATAGGATTCTTGATCATCTCTACGCACAGCCAGACATGATCGTGGGGCCTGAGAGCTCTGAGCAGCCGTTTGGATTAGGAACGTTGGCTGTGCTAATGGGGCAACTGGTAGCGGGTGGCTACTTGGTGCTGATTTGCCATGATAAAACTGAGAAGAGCTTTGGGGAGGCACTAGCTCTTATTAAACGAGCACCTTTGGAAGAGCTGCCTTCGGTCGGTCAGCTTTACATCTTCCGCAAGCCTGGAGGTATTGGCCGAGAGCAACCATTTGTGTCTTTTCTGACCAGAACCTACTTACGTCCTCGGCAACTGGCACTTAACATCGCTTCTATCAAGGCTCAGACGGATCAGTCCTACGAGCATATCATCATACCAGATGACATTGGCGTGGGACTACATGCTGCTAATGGAGCCTTCTTGAAGGTGAAGGATCGCATTCGTGGACAATACGTGATGATCTTAGATGATGACGACATCTTGATCACGCCTGGATTCGTCTCTAAGATGAAGCATATTGCTACCTTCGAGGGCCATCCCGACATGATCGTGTTCAAGGTCTGGCGTCTAACCGAAGTCGTGCCGACACCGCAGTGGTGGGGCGTAAATAAGCACGACGAAGAGCACAGTGGGCATCGAGTTTGCAATTGCTATTGTGTGTCACACGACCTATTTATGAAGACAATTAAGGCATTCCATCAGCCTGTGGCGGGTGATCAAGCGTGGCAGAAGGCCATGTTTGCTGAGCATCCAACTATCTTCTGGTGGAACTGTATAGTGTCCACTAACACACGTATTGGTCGATGCGAACCAGAAGGAGAACCACTCATATGGCAACAGCACTGATTCAAGCAAGATGGCCACAGATCGTTCAGCTGCTGCCCGAAGTAGTTGAGGGTCCTGGGACGATGCTCTATGTAGGAGCCAACAAGGACCGCCATCACTACATGCCCGAGTTCTACGCTGCAGGCTACAAGATCACACTACTTGAGGTATGGGAGCCGTATCTGCAGGAGATGGCCAAGAAGGAAATGGTGCGTCGTGCTGTCCTCGGTAGCGTTGTGCAGGCAGATCACCTTGAGCTTGGCGAGAGTATGTTTGACATTGCCTTTTGGTGGCATGGACCAGAGCATGTAAGTGCAGAGGATATGCCACAGGCGCTCTTTGCCCTTGAACACATCACCCGTAAGTATGTCATACTTGGTTGTCCGTGGGGCCGGTATCCTCAAGGCATCGTGCATGGCAATCCTTATGAGACACATGTGCAAACACTGCTACCCGAGGACTTTCAGAAGTATGGCTATCAGACGAGGACTTTAGGCACTCGGGACGTAATTGATAGCAACGTGCTGGCCTGGAAGAAGCTGCGGTTCCAGACACGGCGTCGATCCCACGACTTTTCCAAGTGGGCCGAAACTCTGTAAGGCAACGTTGGAGGGCCAACTGATCTATGACAGACATCAGTGTACAGCTAACACCACAGCCTAAGTTGAAAGAGGAGCACACTAGCGGTGTGGATGCTGTGGTGTACTTTATGCACAAGCTCTTGCCGAAGTTTGGCGTGCGCGTGCTAACACAGCCTACACCGCAGGTAGACGTCGTTGCAACCCATGCTTCCGCACACAACACAAGGGTAGCTCCGCATGTTCTGCACTGTCATGGCCTTTATCCCACAGGGGATATGGAGTCGCCTAGCTGGATGTGGCAGGTCAACAAGTCGATAATTGACTGCGCTGTGACTGCTGAGCGTGTAACAGTTCCGTCTCCTTGGGTTGCGGAGATGTTTGCACGGGAGATGGGTTTCTATCCTGACGTCGTTCCACACGGCTTGGCTTTGGAGGATTGGCCCGCTCGGAAGCAGCCTGCTCTACAGGATGGCAGCACGTTGCGGGTTCTGTGGAACAAGAACCGCAACATTGGTGTCTGTGATTCTTCGCCTGTCGATGAGGTCTCGAAACTGGTTCCAGCTACAGTCAAACTGCTAACGACTATTGGAGAGCCTTCTGCTCGGACGAAGGTCCTGGGTACGATGACGCACGGAGAGATGAAGCGCTTCATCTACGAATCCGATGCCTACCTTGCTACTACTCTAGAGACCTTTGGCATCGGGACACTGGAGGCTATGGCTGCTGGGCTTCCTGTGCTTGGTTGGAACTGGGGGCATACGCCTTATCTGGTGCAGCACGATGTCAGCGGCTTTATTGTGGAGCCCTATGACTACAAAGGGACTGTCGATGGACTAGAGTACATTCGGCATAACTTTGAGCGAATGTCCCAAGCGGCCCGTCAGACGGCGCTGCAATACGGTTGGGACGCAGCTATTCAGCAATATGCTGCCATCTACCGTGAGATCATTGCTAATCGAGCGATGCCTAGCCGGAGTATGGTCTCAGTGGTAATCCCCTGTCACAACTACGCCACTTGGGTTCCCGAGGCCATTGCTTCCGTTGCGGCGCAGACCTATACCAACTGGGAGTGTATTGTTGTTGACGATGGGTCTACAGATGGCTCAGTTGCGGCGATAGAGCAAGCTATACAGGGGAAGGAGAACTTTCGGCTGATTCGTCAGGAGAACCAGGGGGTTGCAGCTGCCCGCAATACTGGAGCATTTGCTGCACAAGGGGAGTTCATCACCTTCCTAGACGCCGACGATCGAATGCGCCCTAGGTGTTTGCAGCTACTGATTGAACCTCTACAACGAGATCGGCACTTTGGCGTCTCCTATGGCCGACTGGCCTTGATGAATGCTGAAGGGCGAGTGACTAAGGAGGACACCGATTGGCCTGGACCCTATGAGGCAGAGCTGCAGCTGGCTCATAAGAACAGGGTTCCGTCCTGTTGTATGCTGCGCCGCTCCGTGTTCATGCGTACAGGGGGGTTCCGACAGCATACGGCCCCTACGGAGGATGCTGAGCTCTGGTCCCGCATTCCGCTCCTGGGCTACAAAGGAGTTAAGGCCACAGAGGAACTTACCTACGACTACCGTGTGCACGGCGGCAGTGCTTCGTCGCAGGTTCGTGGTGGGGAGGAACCCGATTGGCTGGCCTGGATTCCTGCTGCGAACGGCGGAAAGATGCCCTTTGCATCGGTGATTCGCCCCACCAACAAGATGTCGCATCCGGTGATCAACTATGACAAGCCGGACATTTCAATCATCACCCCAGTTGGACCTCTCCACAAGGACCTGCTGCTCCATGCGATCGAATCAGTTGCAGGTCAAAGCTACGAAAAGTGGGAGATGGTTGTTGTCGATGATACTGAGGAGGGTAATCTCCCCGACTACGGGCCGATCCCCTATCGTGTGCGCTACCCCTGGATCAAGTGGGTACGCAATGCGAAGCACGGCAATGTTAGTGCGGCTCGGAATGCAGGGGCGCGTGCTTCAAAAGGGCGCTACATTGCCTTCTTGGACGCAGATGACTTCTTCTATCGTGACTTCTGTAAAGCGACGCTAGACATCCTTGCGAACTGCGAAGAAGATGTAAAGCTGGTCTACACAGATTGGGTGACTCTGCCCGAGGGGAAGACCCACACTGCAGAGAACTGGAATATTGACCGAATCAAAAATCACGCCCTCTTTGCCGTGACATTTGTCCACCCACGGTCGATGTTCGATGCAGTCGGCGGGTTTGATGAGGACCTTCACCTGTGGGAAGACTGGGACTATGTAATCAAGCTAGCAGTAGCAGGGTTCTCTGGCATTCACTGCACTCAGCCGCTATTTGCCTATCGCTACGACACAGGAGTTCGACGCGAGCAGAGCTTGGAGCAGAAGGATGTCCTGCTTCGTATGATACGAGCGAAGTATACAGATGTTCAACAGCATCCAAGACGTGGTTGAAGGGGCCAGAAGAAAAACCGACCCGTTGGGTTGGCAGCATCTAGAGTCCCCGATCCTATGAGCTTTGGAACTACGATACCACAAGCGCCGCCTAAGCTGGCTCCGTCGATGAGGAACGGAACTGTTCAGGTTGAGTTTCTGAAGAACATTAGCGGAGCGCGCCGTTTTGTGCTTCCGTCTAGGAGAGCGTACAAGTTTGATGCTCAGGAGCGTCTACGATATATGCCCAGAGAGGACGCCGTCGAGCTTGTTCAACGTTTTGGGGAGAGTACGTTCAGGATCGTGCCTGAACTTTAAGGAGAGCAGCTATGGCTCGGTCTGACATTCCCACACTGCTGAGTTTGGATCAGTATGCAGAAATCTTGGGTCTGGACCCGTATGCCTTCAATCAGATGTATTGTGCTAAGTTCCCGCTATCTCGCGTACAGAACTTCTTGTATTACCAGCACAATTCGATTGAGACGTCAGGCCGAGCCTTTCGTGATCTAATTGCTATGCACATCGCTGAGGCAGAGCAGCTTATTGCAGATCGCTCGGCTGTTTGGCCCGCTCCGAAGTACATCACAGACGAGCAGAAGCCCTATCTGACGCCACGACTACTCCCTACTGCCTACCCATCCTACGGTCGTCAGATCGTACATACAGACTGGAAGATGTTCATTGCTGGCGGGCAACGAGCTGTCGTTCTCCTTGCCGAAGACGTCGATCTAGCTGTGAGCTACGAAGACTTGGATGGCGATGGGTGGGCTGAGCACATTCAATTCTCTATTACCGTAGCCGATGCTTCAGGTTATCTGCCATCGGAGATCGCCGTATTCCCTGCGGATAGTGACACGGATGAGGAGTATCGCATCCGACACGTCACGGTTAAGATCGTTGGCAACACCATCACCATTACAGGTGGGGTCTGTGTATTCATCAACCCCGATCTGTGGGAGCTGAATGTGCCGATTAACGGTGATCTGATGACGTCATATCTCGATGCAGTAGATGTCTATCGGGTGTATACTGAGAGCAACGATCTCTATCCTCCCGCAGAGTTCGGGTGGGAGGACGTAACACAGGGTACAGCCTATGCCACTTCACAGGGGGTACTTCAGCCTGTGAAGCCTAAAGAAGGTCTTGTCAATCTGGTGCCAGCAGAGTGGGATGCTACCACAGGGGCGTGGTCTCCGCAGGCCTGTGGAGTTATTATGGGCTCGCGGCCACCAGATGTGGTAAGATACTACTATCTAGCGGGTTGGGCAACAAGCCGCCAGGGTAGGATGTGCGCCCCGTTTGACCGCGCAGTCGCCGCCCTAGCAACGGCCAGACTGCCAATGCCCATTTCAGGAGGAGGAGAATCTATCGA